CAGCTCGGCGTCGTCGGCCATATCGCCAGTAATGCCGTTGAAGACCGGCTCGGCCGGCGCGCGGGTCGCGAGGACGATGGCATCGCGGGTGAAGGCCACGTTCGGGGTGTAGTTGCCGACGATGGTGATCGCAGCACCGGACGCAGCGGCCACCTTCAGGCCCGGCACGCCGATGGTGATCGACCCAGGGCCATTGGTCCCGGAAACGACCACGTACTGGTTGGTGTCACCAGCGAAGCGCACAATGTCGCCCGCGTTGATCGTCCCCGTGCCGGTGCCGACCGCGATGACGGTGGTGCCGACCGGGTAGGCCGCGCCCGTCACGAAGCCGCTGCCGGTACCGCCGGTCACGAGCTTGTTGGCGCTGGGCGAGTAGTGGATGGCGAAGCCTTCCAGCTCGCCGATGGAACCGCGGCGCAGCAGGTCGTCGGTGCCGGCCTCATTGACTTTGAACAGGTTGGCCTGCGTGCCGCGCAGGTTCGACATGGCGGGAGACGACACCACGAGGTGGCGATCCGTCATCGGGGCGCCGTTCTCATCGAGAATGCGCGCGACACCCGCGGTGTCGTTCAGGTTCGCGGCAGTGGCGAACGGGGTGGTGCCCGCGGTGCCGACGGCGCGCGAGGCGGCGACGATAGCTGCGGCAGAGACCGTCTGCTCGACGGCGTTGGTCAGCGTGCGGAACGCCTGCGCGAACTGGTTGCGGAGGATCGGCGAAACGCCGGGGCCATTGTTGTTGAGGCCAAGCTGCTCCTCGCCATTCCAGCGGATCGGAACGTACTTGGCGTTGTTGAGCTGCATGTTGACGGTGGTCAGCACCTGATCGCCGTCGTTCGGCGCGGTGACGCCAGGCACGATGTTGGCCGCGGTGACCGACGGCACAATCGGAACGGACACGACCTGACCCACGGCGGCGCGGGCGAAGTTGCCGTTATCGCGCTGGACGGCCGGGATGAAGCCGACGAACTCACGCGAAACCAGATCAAGCGACTCATAGAGGGTGGGGATCAGCCCCGTCAGGGTGTTGGCCATCGTACTTCCTCAGTGATGAAGGGAGGTGCTGGGGTCAGACCGACACGAAGCGCCGCCCTTCATCAGGGACTTGGCTCGTCATCCCGCCCATTGGCGTGTCAGTCGTAGAGAGTTACTTCTCGGGCGAGTTTGGCTTTCTGCGCTGGCGACAGCGCATTGAATTCTTTGCGGCTCATCTGCTTCTGACCGGTCGCATTCATGCCAGGGCGAGCCCCGGAGCCAGTCGATCCGGTGCCTTTCAGAATGGAGTCGCGGTACGCAAAGCTGTCGACAAGGATCTCAAGAGCCTCATCGGGATCGGCGACATCGCCGGGCTTCGTCCGGCTGAAGATCTTCTGGTCGCCGTCGTAGGCGACGACCCGGTTGTCTTCGACGCGAAAGTGGTTGCCGAACTGCGCCTGCATCATTGGCGCGGGAATATTGCATTTTTCAGCGATGAACTTTGACCCGCTGAAGACGCGACCGATCTTCTCGGACGTGAACATGCCCTTGAAGTGATCTCGCTCCTTCTCGGCGTTCTTGATCCGCTCGGCGCTGCGGCGCGCTTCCGCGGCCACCTGCTCCTCAGCGGTCTTCTTCGCCTGAGACTTGATGACCTCGACCTCGCCGGCCTTGACTAGATCGCCGTCCTTGAGATTGCGAATGGTCTCCAAGGCCGAGCGGGCGGCGTCGGGGTCATCAATGCCCTCAAACCCCTTGAGACGCCCTTCGACGGCCTCGCGGGCTTCCCGATGTGACTTCGCTTCGCCGTTCAGGCGCGCGATAGTGGACACTGTGTGCGGGGCATCAAAAGCGATAGCCTTGCCATCATCCGCGAGGAAGACGGGCTTGCCATCGTCGACTTCGGCGTAGGTGCGGCCCTCAATATCAACGGTCTTGAGCTTCACGGGAGCCTCCGGCCATCCGGCCATTGGTGGGATGGGTCATCCGACCCGAAGCGCCGCACACCTCATCCGAAGTGTCAGCAATGACTGACCCGAGGGTCATGGGATCAGGTGCGGACCTGAACCTCAGTTTGAGCCGGAACAGGCGGCTCCTTCGAAAGCAGAGCCTTGTCGGTCTCCGCATCGAAATCGTTCGGCAGCACGTCGAAGCGCTTGAGCGCCGCGACGAACGCATCGTGACTGATCTCACGAGTAGAGCGGGCTTCCGCCAACGCCTTCAGCGGCTCGGCCGCATACGGAAGGACGCTGAAATCGGTCGACACATCCACTTCGACCGTCGCTGGTCGACCAAGGTACTCGCAGGTGTAGACGAACGCCTGCTCAATCGCATCCTTGAGCAAAAGAGCCCAGCTCTTAACGGCGCTGTGCGCCTTAGCGGCGTCGATGGCCTTCCCGGTTGCTGTCGGGTTGCCGGGCAACTCGGTGAGAGGCTGAAGCCCGACGCGACGCATGTCCGCCTGAATTGCCTCTACGCTCTTGCGAACCTCAGCGATGTTGGCCGCATCAGGCTGAACGAAATCCCAGCGCGGCGGGGGGCCGTCCCCCATGGGGGGGGCAAAAAGGATCGTCTTGGGGCCGACTTCTATCCGAGTATTGTCGCCGGGGGCCGGAGGAGCGATGCCTTGACCACACAGCATCGGAGATCCAGCGAATGTCAGCACCTCTTCCTGGCGCGACAGGGCTTGGTACAGTTCGATCTGCATATCAGCGACCGCTTGAAGCGGCGGCATGACTTCGAGCGACCCGATCCGCCGACCGAAGTGCATCAGGACGAGGGGGACGTCCCCGAATTTACCACCGCGAAGGTGAGGCTTGACCTCTCCTGCGACCCACCCCCCTTTGTCGCTGCGCTCCCAGATCTGGGACGTACCGGGTTCCAGAACACGGATTTGCTCGACGACTTTTTCGCCGAACCCATCCCGCTCCACGCGGCTTTCCTTGATCCGGACGTGGGTGACGACCTCCCGCCCGCCTACGATCTCGGTATACAGGGCGATGATGCTGTCGAACGGGATCTGCACCCAATAGGGACGCGCCCCAGCTCGCTTCTCGTCGGCGCGCGAGGCGTTAGGCGCCATCTCCGGATAGTCGACGAGGATCGCGTGCCCGCCGCGTGCAATGGCCTGCCAGAATGCCTCAGCCCCGAATGTCGTCAGGCTGCTGCCGCGGCCGTCTATATCCTCCGCTAAGCCGCCGTGCCGCTCTTGATCGCCATCACTCGTTTTGCCAGCGATCTCTTCCGGGGTAGACGGCCCAACGCCGATATCTCGTCCAAACGGCTTCGTGGATAGGGCCTGAAGGATGTCGACGTATTCCGGTCGCCACGGAGCGCACTGCGAGCGCCGCCGGTATTCCGCGCTCGACTCGCCTTCGTACTTCGGCAGGTAGGCATCGCCGGCTTGGCGGATTGCCTCTACACCCGAGAGAATGTCGCGGACGAGTTTCCAGCGCTTGTCCATGCGCTGATACTCGGCCGAGGTTTGCGAAGGATCGTCCGCCACTCAGCGTCTCATTGCATAGCGGCTGACGAGGGCAGATGCGTCATAGCTTGGTTGTCCGAGCATCAGATCGGTCATCGCCCAAACCAAGGCGTCGGCCCGATCCGGCGAGCCCTCACCCACAAATCCGTTCGCTGTGAAGTTGCACAACTGGTCTTCGAGTTCGGGAAGATTGCCCACATGGCTTATCTTGCCTTGCTCATAGAGCGCTGAAACAGGCTCAGCCCGCACCGCCTTACCGCGACTTGCGACCACCTCTTTGAAGGCCGCCGACCTATCCGCTGTCGCAACCGTAAAGCGAACCATGTCGCCGCCGAAGTTACGCTCGCCTACGATGCGGTCAGCGCTATACCGGTGGTAGAGATCGACAGCGCGGCGCCCCCAGCCTTCAGGCGATAGGTTGACCGTGCCGTCTGCAAGAACGTAGGCCCGACCGTCGAAGCCAAGTCCAGCAACGATGATACCGATGTCGTCGCCGCCGCCATCGCCTCGCGTACCGGACGGATCGACGGAAACCACGATCCTTTGCATTTCAGGCGCCTGCGCAACCCGCTGGCTGTCAATGCCCGGCATCGTCTTGCCGTCAACAGCCTTGCGATCCTCAAGCGCCCAGAGAGCGCCGTTGACTTCACTGGCCCATTCACCGGCCTCGAACCGAAGGCGCCTTGCCGCTGACATGGAAGCGAGGACGTCAAAGTACTCCGCAGGGAGGTTCTCGGCGTTGTCCGCCGGATTGACCTTCATCTCCACGTAGTCGGCGGGGTTCGGCACCGCCTCCTTGGTGCCCGGCTTCACCTTGGATCGAAAGAGCTGGTAACTCCAATGCAACTTGGACGGCGGGTTGCAGTCGAAGTATGCCTTGAGGTTCAGGAACGTGCGCCCCGTCGCCTTGGCGATGGAGGTATCCAGAGCGCATCGTTGCGCGAGGCGAGACATCGCTGTCTCGACCGACCCCCAAGGGATCTGGCTGCTCTCGTTGAAATAGAGGGTGGCGTACTCTTGGCCGAGGATCTTCTCGACCCGCTCCTTATCGTCCAAGCCACCGATCCAGACCTGTGATCCGTTCGGCATCTCAACGTAGAAATCGGTCTTGTCGAAGCGCGCCCTTAGGCTAGGAAAGCAGAGCTTCAACACCTTGGGCATCGTGTCCGACCACACCGACGTCTTGGCGTGGTTGAACCGAAACCGGAAGATGGCGTGCCGCGAACCTGGGGCGTTTATGGCCCGCTGGATCACGGCGCGGACGAGCAGAAACGTTTTGCCCGACCGAGAACCGCCACGAAGCATGACGTTACGGGCGGGGCTGGCGAGAAGCCGGTTTGCCTCAGCCTGCTTGGCAGTCAGCCGCGTCGGCACGGCTAAAGTTCAGCATCATCAGGGGACACGGTGAGCGTCATGCCGCCGGACAGTTCAACTTTCTCCGTGAACATGCCGAGATGCTTAGCGACGTTCTCCCACGCCTTGGCTCGATCCTCCATCTGGATCTCTAAGCCGTCCTTCGTATACTTGGCACCTCGATAGAGCGTCCGCGCCGCACCCTTCAGCTTTCGGCTGTCTAGTGCGTGCATCCGCCCGACACCCTCGCCGAAGCATTCAGGGCAATCCGGGCTAGGGTCGCGCTTGGCATCAAAGCCGAGGCCGCCGTGCTCATCCAGCGAAACGATATGATCGCGGTCGCCCTTGTAGGGCTTGCCGTCGGACGTCGTCGCTTGTGCACGAGCCAATTCGGCAGCGGTGAACTGATAGAGGTTGTCCTCACCCCAGCAGTAGCGACAGCAACCGCGTCGATATTGCACGACATCATTCGGGTTTGCCGTGCCCACGCTGTGCCAGAAGCGGAGGACGTCATCAGCGGTGATGTTCGTACGCTCTGACCTAGCCTTCTGGGCATCAGCCACAGCGCTAGCCACCTTAGCATTCGCTAGCAGCCGCGCGCCTTCAACAGTGGCGGACCCCTTCGCGTATCCAGCGCGGATCGCAGCTTGCGTCGCGTTCAGGTCAACGAGGTATTCTTCGACGAAGCGGGCTTGCCTATCAGTAAGTGACATGGAAGATGCGCCTAACTCGCGCTGTCTGTCTCCGCGTCCCAGCCCATCACGCGCTGGAGGTGGGCGCTGATCTTTGCGGCCGCTTCGCAATGAGCCTTGCTGATGCCGTAGGTGGTGATGTGCTCGCCGTGAGGGTCGGGGCTTTCACCAACTTTGCGGGCATACACGATCACTTGATCGTAGCCGTAGTCGGCAGCAATGCGCTTTACTGCCGAAATTGGAATGCGTTTCATCTGGCCGCGTCTCGGGGTTTGAGCCGCATACAGCCGCTTACCGTCGCAGCGCATTGTTGATAGCGTCATGACGCAACGGAGGGTGCGATGACGGACGGCCAGCCACTTAAGCTTTTTTGCACCAGCGATGGTGGACAGGCCTACGGGATCGCGAGCGCCGCCGACAGCGCGCCTGAGACCGTGAAGTGCCCCGTGTGCGGGAAGACCGATAGCTTCAAAGACGCGACGGCCGATGCGGTTCAAGGCAAGATGGCAGAGGGGCTGGCAGGCCTGGGCAGCAGTCCAAGCGTGAAGATCATCCCCTCACAGCATATCCCTCGCTGGCGGCTTGGCTGAGGCGCCTGTCAGTTCCTCTCTCGCCGAAGGCCAGCGGCTGCGTCTTCGATCTCACCCGCAGCCGCCGCCGTCAGCCTGTCGATGTGACCGGCAGA